GACTGGAAAGATTCAAGGAGGGTGTCCAGGCATGTCACAAAGTTGTTTTCTTGGACACTAAGATCTTTTTCGGTTCTGGCAACTAGAGACTCAATCAGCTGAAACAATTCATTGCGAACGGCGATCCGAGCAGACGTATCTTCTTCTCTAATCGCGTTCAAGTCCTTGCGAATAGAATGCTCAAAGTGTTCTAGGTGAGTCTCAAACAAGAGACCTTCAGGAAGAGATTGAACTACAGACTCAATAGGTGCTCTCGACAGGACTGATTCCGAAATGATCTCCAACTCATTCCTAGTCGCAAATGAGCCCAACTCCTGTTCCAGAATTGTCTTTTGTTTTTGGATTTCTTTGGAGATAAAGGCTAGCAAACACCTAGCACTTTATTCATTTCGGCAGTCGAACTCATGTATTCTTCACAAAGTCGGTAAGTGCTTTATTGAGTTCCAATTCAGAGGCCCCGATCTCAAGCAGACTCTCAATCAGTACTGGGTCTGTTGATTTAGTTTCTTCTTCGGTGGTGGGACTGGTATCAGTAGGTGCCATGAGACCTGGGTTCTCTAGGATACGGTGGGCCTCATGCCATTCCGAATCCTTCTCAATCTGCTTCATCTGCTCTTTGGCTTCATCGTCAGACATACCAAGGATGTCCTTGTAGACAAACTCTCGAGACACATACTTGCCGACGTAAGGGTCGAATTGAGCAAGAATCGCGGCTTGCTGTTGAAGCTTTTCCGACTTCAGTGCTTCAGCAAAATAGGAGTCTTCGGCAAATTCATAATTGATCTTGACTTTGAGTGTTTCCCACTCTTGCTTAGACATGATCCCTTTGAGAACCAATTGACGACCAAGCAGTTCTTCAAATAGAGCAGAGAACTTGGTGCGAAGTTGGTTGATGAAACGCGAGAAGCGAATTTCATCACGAGTGATCTGAGTGCCGCCAGAGAAAAGAGTTGGCTGGTCAGAGAAACGAGACTTTGGCACGTTAAGCGCAGTGTATAGTTTGTCCTTGAAGTATTCAGCTTCCGTCATCTCACCGGCAGAATCGCCGCCTGGGAGAGTATCGATTTCAGTGCCGCGCGAACCTTCCTTACGAGGGATCCAGTAGTCCTCAGTCATCGCCATGAACTTTTTGTCATTGCGAATCTCGCCAGTGGACACGTCATAGACGACCTTGGTCTTGTTCTTGTCAGCGATTTCTTGGACGTACTGGGCAGCCTTGGCCTTTGGCAGGTTACCGGTGTCGATATAGAACACTCGACGTTCCGGGGCTCGAACCAGTTTGTAGATCAGAGCCGAGTCTTCCATCATGCGAAGGTTATTAGATGCCCGAAGCGCGTGGTGAAGATAAGAGATCGTGAACCCATAGAGAGGATCAGTCAGGCCAGAAGTCACATAGACAACCGACTCATCAGTCATAATGACGTCTTGGTACTGGGCGTTTGTGCCAGGAGCCGTATAGCCCTTCTGGTTCTGTACCAGGGACCCGACTCCCTTCTCATTGTAGATGAAATACGACTTGTAGTCAGTGATTACTTCGGTGCCAGACTCGGCATCGATTGCCTTGATGGCTTCACGCACCTTTTTGATCTTACGAGGGTCGATATACCGGACACCCTGGATGCCAAGTTTAGGCTTGTCATTGTCGATGATTAGTTGATAATTGATACGGCCATCGGTGTACCACCTACGGAAAATGTCATGACCCTTGCGAGAGAACAAAAGGATGTTGTAGACGTTCTCGAATTCGGTGTTGATCTTATCCTTGATGGAGTCTGAATACTCGACTCTATCCATATTCAGAGTCACATAGAGATCTTCAGTGTCTTGGATCACGGCCTCAGACACAATTTCCTCGATGCACTGATTGACCTCTGGGATCATCGAAATGTCTCGGTACTTCCCGATGTATTCGTTTTCAGTAGCAGCATTATTGTCTAGAGAGATCGAATTGATATGTGGGGAGATAAAACCGGGAGCGGCTTCAATCTTAATCGAGGCATCATCATCTCTAACGACCGGCGAGGCCGCACCAGGATCTGTTTTTCCAAAAGAAAAACCAAACAGTTTGATCTGATTCATAAAATAAGGACCTATTCACAGATAGTTTGTCATATTTAGACATCTGTTGGTGCCGCGCAAAAGAAAGGGGAGCATCTGCTCCCCTATCTCTACTGAACTAAAGATTAGCCGGCGATGCCATCAATCTTGTCAGTGGTGAAGAAGTCGTAGCGGAAGGTGACATCGAAAGTTTGGATACGATCGTTGTCAGCCCAGGCCAGAGCCATTTCAGACACGTTCAGAGGCCAAGCGTTTTCAAGGTTGTATGTCTTGATGACGGCACCGCCCTTGCCAAACTGGCGAACAACGGCCTTAGCATAGACTGGTTGACCTTGAATCTTGTCAGCTTGGTTGGTGTCATGGTCGAGCAGGTGCATACGGTTCGACCAAGATTCAAAGGCGTTCCGAACCAGGAAGTCTTCGTCATTGATGACTTGGACAGTCCAATCGTCGAAAATGCGATCACCTGCGAAGCTGACCTTACGACCAAAGTAGAAGGTTTCAGCAGCGCCAACGTTCATGCCAGGAACCGTAGAAGCTTGACACATGAACGTGAATTCAGACGAAGGGTCTCCTGCCACGCCAGGCGCGACAGGAAACGTGATGGCAACTTCGAACTGGTTAGGACGAGCACCCTTACCGCCAAGGCGAGCGCGGAATTCAGCAGCATTAAAAGCCATGAGTGTTCTCCTTATTGACCAATGACTTCAGTGAATTCGACGCTAGCGCCGACTGCAGCAAAGTCCAGTCTCAAATAGTTGATCGAATACAGCGGCTTGACGAGAATCTGACCGACGAACTGGTTGGCCTGCTTAACGGCAGGAGTGTTCACTCGTTCGTCAGCAACAATCAGATAGTCTTCAATACCACGCTTGCCCTTGACATCGCGCATGAACGGATCGATACCAGCAACGAAACGACGCTGCGTGAATTCATCGTTCACTTCGAACAGAGTCTGTTCAGCGAAAGTAGCAATCGTCTTTTCCAGCACGATGAACAGGCGACGAACGTTCATGCGATTGAAGGCAGAGTTGCCGCCCTTCATGGTCTTGTCTCCATAGAGAACTGGACCATAGGAAGGAAGATCGATGATCGGGTTGACATCGTTCGAGTAAAGCACGTCACGACGAGCTTCATCAGGGTTCCAAGCAAGACGCACAACATTCTTGAGGCGACCGCGGTTAACGCCGGCGCCAGAGAACCAGGTTTCCGATTCGCGGTCGGTGCGGGCATAGATGCCAGCAGAGTCGCCGCAGCAAGGAACCCAACGGAACTTGTCGTTGTAACGGTCGTACATATACTTCCAGTTGCCGTCGAAGTGACCGTACGAGGTGTAAGGTATGTCTTGACGATCAGCAACGATATCGACTTCTTCGTCACCGGCGTTGTTCACGACCGATTCAAAAGCAGGCGAGAAGAAAGCAACGCCATCTTTACGGACTTCGCAGATGTTCTCAAGGATAAACGAACCAACAACCTTAGAGGCTGAAGTAACCGAAGAAGCACCACCAACGATCAGAGGTGCATCAACTTCGAGGGGGTTCGAGAACAGAGCATAACCAGCAATGTATTCGTCATCGCCGAAAAGTTCAGAACCATCAACACCGCCAGTGAAGGAGAGTAGATCAACCTTGTCAGCTGAGTTGATACCAGCCAGGCCAGCACCGCCAACACGAATGAAGGCGCTACGGTTGAGAGCGTCTTGGAAGAAGGCAGAGGTGCCATCGTCATACTTGACGCCGGCAGTCAGAGAGACCGAAGCGTAGTTTTCCAGCATGGTGCCTTCGGCGCCAGTGAACTTGCCACCAAGATCGATGACCACAGCATGAGCACGACCAGATTCAGGAGCAGCACCGAACACATCGGCAAAAGTCCAACGACGAACCACAGTAGTAGGAACGGTCTTGCCTGCGTAGATCTTGTTCAGAGTCAGCGACTGGGGAGACCCGCCTTGAACAACAGTCACGAAGTACTTGACACCATCAACAACCAGGAAATCGCCAACGTTGAAGTAGTCAGTCAGAGTTTCAGAAGCGGCTGGGGTGTATGAAACGACCTTGCTGCGAGGAGCAGTTTCAAACGTGAACGTGCCGGGTAGAGTGGTCTGATATTCAGCAGCGCTTGTACACACGGCAACGGCCAGACTGTTACCCAGAACGCCAGGGAACTTAGCAACAAATTCGATAGCAGCAATGTTCAGGGCGTCGACGTCATAAGCATCATCGTTCAGGATAGCAACTGCGGTACCAGAGGTCACGGCATTCTTCATGTCGGTAGTGTTACCGATACGAACGATGTCGATAGCACCAGAGAAGGACAGGAATGAGGCTGCAGTCAGAAAGTCGACAGCGGAATCATCACTTGGGCGGCCAAAACGGTTCACCATTTCAGGTTCACCCGAAATACGAGTTCTCTTCAGAACAGGACCCCAAGTAAACTTACCGGCGAACGAACCATTTGACGACAATTCGGCTTGGGCTGACGCGGTGAAATCTTGTTCACGCGTATAAACACCCGGGCTTACACTAAATGTCATAGGTAGTCTCCATTTGAAAAGTCAGAAATTGACTTTAGTTCAGTGATATTTAACGACCAGTGGTTTCTAAATAGAATACCAGTTGCGTGAGAAGCAGATAATGAGTAACGAAATCAACAACTTAAACTATGTTACAGGCACCCGGGCGATCATCGTCATTCCGGATGCATTGAATACTTCTCTCACGGCTGTTCGCTGGAACGTACCGGGTATGTTTCTGCCTGCAGCTAGGTACAATACTCCATTTGCTGATAAACCGGTACACGGCGACAAGTTAGAGCCTGAACCACTTCGGTTGGACTTCATTGTCACAGAGAATCTGGAGAACTGGCTTGAAGTCTATAACTGGTTCATTGCATTAGGCGCACCTGAGCAGAAAGACAGCCAATACAAAGATCCAAAGTCCTACACGGACGTGATCGTGACTGTCTACTCTAGCCATAACAACCCTATCCAGAGGTTCCGTTATATCGACTGCGTGCCTACTTATCTGAGTGGTGTGGACTATGACACACAAGAGGCGGATACAACTTTCAAGTTTGCAAATCTTGTGTTAGAATATGAGAGACTGATCGTAGAACCAATTACCTAAGCGAGACTTTATACGATGAAATTGAGCGACATTGAAAAGATTTGGTCTGAAGATACTGAAATCGATAATATGAATCTCGGTAACGAGTCTCTCAAGATTCCTAAACTGCATTCCAAGTACTATGCGATCCTAAACCAGGAAAAGTTAGTTCTTATGAAGCATCGTATGGAACTCGACAAACTGAGTCTTACCCTTGAATCCTACTTTGCAAAGACTTTGACGCCCGATGAGCTGACCGCCGCCGGTCTCCCTCCGTACTCAGAGAAGAAGATTCTGAAGCCAGATATACAGAAGCACGTAGACACCTGGCCTTCAGTGGTAGAGAAAAAGCTCTTGATTGGGGCTCAATACGAGAAGATCGAGTACCTAAAGGACATCATCAAGATGATCCACAACAGATCATTTCAGATCAGAGACGCAGTCGAGTGGTTCAAGTTCACAAACGGTGGTTGACCGAAGCCTCTGCCATCTGCCAAATCCAGTAAGAGTCAACCATGTCTGGAACCGGAGCAGGAATCTTTTCCGGTTTCCAGACATCGTTTATCGCAGAGCACAAATCAATTCCAGTCTTGGACATGAATGACTCGCACATGACTGTCTTATTAGCATTCCCCTTTCCTGTAGCAAACTTCTTGATCTCTGAAGGCGCAGCAACCTCGAAAGGGATTTGAGCCTTCATCAAGCAGTGCTTCAGCACTCCGGTGTTCTCTCCAATTTCAAACACCTTTCCCGTAGCACCGTACGCGTATCCTTCCATGACGACAAGTTTGACATCGTGCTTTGTCAGGATTTTCATTGCCCAGTCAGATAACGCCGCAAAACGCTGCACGTTGTCTTTGGTCATAGGGCAGAGATCAAGGTGGACATTAGAAAGACCAGAGACTTGCTTTTTCGATTTGCTGAATCCAAAGAGATTCAGGGCAGAAAAAGAAGGATCACTAGTATCTCCAACAGTGATCCCTGGGGATGTCATTGACCAGTCAATGCCGGCAATAATCATTCTTCGTCTTCTGAGGTTTCGAGTTCAGCGCCACACATCGGGCAGCATTTGATAGTGGGTTCAAACGTATGCTTGACTATCACGACAAATTCTGATTCGCAGTTCTCGCAGATTTGGTCATATCTCATTTTGTGCTCTTTTCTGAAGTCTCAATTGCTTTGACCCACGCCTTACATATATCAGATCTGACAACATCGTCAGAAGTGAAGGCCACGATTCCGGTATGCGAATTTAAGTACTCAGAACTTTGAATAGTTTTGATCGCCCAGTCAAGGCCCGAGGACTCTTTGATGTCCTTTTGCTTGACATCTCCATCAAGAACCAATTTAGAACCTTCGCCGATACGAGTTACCAGGGCTTTCATTTGATCTTCAGGGATGTTTTGGGCTTCATCGACAAGGATAACCGCATTAGAGAAACTAGCGCCACGGATAGTTTCGATAGGCTGGAAGACGATATCACCCTTCTTTAGTGCGATTTCAAAAGCACCCGCACCAATAACTTCCTTGATGGTGTTGGTCAGAGGGGCAACCCAGTTTTGGAACTTCTCGTTCATGTCACCAGGAAACAGGCCGAGAGTAGGACCAGCAGGGACGTTAGGACGAGTAAGGACGATCTTGTGGATTCTGCGCTTGTCAAATTCAAGAGCCGCCCATGCGGCAGTGACATAGGTCTTGCCAGTGCCGGCTGGTCCAATGCAAATGACCTGGTCATAGGTATTCAGAGCTCTGATCTGCTCGGACTGCTTTTGGGTCTTAGGCAACAATTGGAAGTTAGAACGACGGAACTCCTTTACTACTGAATCAGGCACATGAGAGTTTTTGCAAGTTTGCTTGTCCGATTTCTTCACCTTTCTTTCCAGACGGCGCAATTGACGTGGAGAAAGGGCTTCGTCGAGATAGTGTTCAAATTCGACGATTTCGGGGTGCGAGCGAACGGCCATATCAGCTCCTTGGGCTTTTGTTGACACAAAGAAAAACGGGCCAAGAACTTAAGTCCTTGACCCGATAGACGTGATCATGCAGTTGGTTGCTACTAAGTTCACGAATTCTTTACCACTGCATGCTTGTTGGCCTCAGCTAGAAATCTTTGGGCCATGGACACGTGGTATTGGTGTTTGCCGTCATCCCCTTGCTCTTTGTAGGTTTGTGCTACAACAGTATGCATATTAGACAACGTCATAAGAGACATATAGAGAAGAGATGCTTTCTTATTATCTTGTGCTCTCACTAGATTTTGTGCGATTTTAGCTTCTTTGAGTAGTTCTTTGAATACGCTCATAGTGTCTTAAATCATTCTATTGGATTGACCTATTTAGACCCGACATGCCTAAGAAACCAGACATTGTAATCACATCAGAAAACGAGACTCATGCCCTGGTTCATGCAGACGATGGCATCTTGCGAGAAATCAGAGACAAGTATGCGTTTCGCCCAGAAGGGTATCAGTTCGACAAGCGTTACAAGGCTGGAGTCTGGTCTGGTTGGATCAGAATCTTCAATGAGCAGAACAAGACTCTCCCTAAGGGCCTAGTGCCAGATTTGATTGACTGGTCTCAAGCTCAAAACTATAATGTTCAAATCACGCCAGATGGCTTCAGGCACTTCACAGAAAAGATCGAATATGACATTGAAGGGATGAACCTCCCGTTTGCGCCGCATGACTACCAGGTGGAAGCTGTCACCAGGTGTCTGGACAAGAAAAGGCAGATCATCCTGTCCCCTACGGCGTCAGGTAAGTCTTTCATCATCTACATGTTGTGTCAAGCCCTGTTCAGATCGAATCGCATTCTTATTGTGGTCCCCACAGTTGGTCTGGTGACACAGCTCTTCTCTGACTTTAGGAACTATTCGGTCAAGAACGGATTCCACGTCGAGGAGTTGGTGCACACGATCTATTCTGGTCAAGAGAAGTATTCTGGAAAGCCAATTACAATTTCTACCTGGCAGAGCATTTTCCGGATGCCCACCGCATTCTTCCAGAGTTTTGATGCAGTCATAGTTGATGAGGTCCATTCAGCGAGTTCAGATTCTCTTTCTGGGATTCTGGCAAAGTGTCTGAACGCCCGCCTCCGATTCGGCCTGACCGGAACTTTGTCTGAATCCAAGGTCAGTGAGAAGACTCTGATTGGCCATTTTGGTCCTGTCCATAGGATGATCACTACATCAGAACTTATGGATCGTGGCACTGTGTCCAATCTGAAGATCAATGCGATTGTCCTAAAGCACCAAGGAGAAATCCCAGGTCTCTCTTATCAAGACGAGATGGACTACATCGTCAGATCAGAAAAGCGTAACGCCTTCATCACGAATCTGGTGTCTAAGCTCAAAGGCAACACTTTAGTCTTGTTCCAATACGTAGAAAAGCATGGTCGAGTCTTGGAAAAGATGCTGGTGGAGAAGGGCGTCAATGTTCAATTTGTCTATGGCGGAACTGAAGTGACAGACAGAGAAAATGTCAGAAAGATCGCTGAGTCAAAAGATGGTGTCGTGATCCTTGCTTCTGCTCAGATCTTTTCGACAGGAGTCTCTATCAACCGTCTCCACAATATCGTGATCGCATCTCCGACTAAGTCCAAAATTCGGATTCTTCAATCTATTGGTAGAACACTGAGAAAGCATGAAGAGAAAGAGATTGCAGTCATGTACGACCTGGGAGACGATCTTCGAGGTGTGACTAAATCTGGAAGTACAAAGAAAAAGCCGAATCACACGTTGAAGCATTTCGGTGAGCGTATCAAAATTTACAAGGCAGAGAAGTTCACCGTAAAGATAATGGAGATCGACCTATGATCCTGGAAAAGAAGTTCAAGAATCTGCTGGACCCGTATGCATATATTGGCGAAGATGTCGATCCATTCAACGAATATGAGTTCATGCCATGTTCGGTCAAACTCCAGTCAGGTGCAAGCATCCTGACTAACATCGCCCAAATCGACGAGAGCATGTGCCTGCTTTTCTGTCCTTTTGGCCTCGAGTTTACCTACGACGAATACGGTGACACTGCGGGATTTTCGCTAATCAAGTTTATACCGGGTTCAGACGAGATCTTTTTCCTTCTGCCACTGGAAAAGATCGTCTCTTGCGGGTTCATGAATGAGACTTGTTACGGGACCTACGAGAAGGCGATGAACACCACGCTCGAGATCCCGGAGGAAGACGAAGAAACCACAGAAGAGAAGTCAGAGGAGGACAATGTTGTCGTGTTTACGCCCAAGGGAACTATTCACTGAAGAGTGATCACACCATCTCATCAAAATTCTGAGTCATAGCCATTTTGACCTGCAATAGGTCTTTGAAGCAATCAGCAAGGGCATTGTGAGCAACGATGCCCTTTTTCTCCATAAAGGCCTTGAATCCAGGAATGTAGCCGTTTTCAGTACCACAGCACGCATCGACAATAGAACGAACATCGCGGATCTTCCAGTGATTGAAAGGGATATCGGCTCCTAGATTGCTATAGTGGAACTCAAGAATCGTGAAGTCGAAATGCGGCGCACGAACCAGAACTGTGGTCTTATCAGTGACATCATTGTCTCTGCAGTAGAAATTGAAGGTTGTTGGGAGTTCTTCGATCTCAATCTTGTTGGGATCGCTAAACACTTTCTTTGCTTCATCTGACTGCTGTGCCCACCAATCAAGTGTGCTTTGGCTTGGCTTTGCCCCATATTCAATGATTTGTCTCTTGCTTTTGAAGGTCCGATAGTAACCCTTGGCCATCAGATTCTCGAAATTGGCAATAGAAACCTCTTCCCAATCACAAGCAATAGCACCCATCGAAATGATAGGTGCAGTTCTGGCGAGACCACTGAGGGTCTCGAAGTCGAAAATCAGAACGTCAGCCATCGATGTCCACCACTAGCGGCTTTTGAGCCAGTCGGAAAGGTTTGTCAGAATACAGATACTGCCCAGACCACTGGTAGTACTGGCCGCTTGTCGACCAAAAGTAGATATATGGATTCGAAGAACCATATGTACCTTCATCTGATGGGGCTTGACGGTAGGTACTCGAATTGGTGGACCATTCTTCGGGGCTAGTCAGACGCTTGGAACCTGAAGTAATCTTGCCCTTCACTGTCGTGTAGACAATTGGTTGGCCCATCTCATTGAGCAGTACCACATAACCAATCAGACCCGGATCTGCCGTGAGAGTAAGGCGCTTCTTGATGTTTTCAATCTCAGCGTTCTCCGAGAACCGGATAGACTCAGCGGCTGCGGCCGCCTTTTGGGCTTGCTTGTCACGGGCGGTATCAGTTCCAAAATTGCAACCGACTAGTGCAAGCGATGCTAGTCCAGCGATGATGATCTTCATTTGCACGTCTCCATATCAATTTGCTCTGGCAGATTATTGCTCTTGAACATAGTCCGATTGAACTTTTCTGCATTAGAGTTGTAGCGAGCAGCGATTTCACGACATATGTTCTTCATACCGGTGAGTTCAGTGCGGACCATTGCCAGATCACCCGGATCGACACCGGCTTCACGCAGTTCCTTGTATTGAGATTCCATATCAGCGATCATAGGGAGTTTAGCCTGGTGAGCCTGGTACGTATCATAGAACCATTCATAATTGTCAATCGCCTTCTCTGGAGAGAAGACTCTGGCCAAGTACGAAGGAGCTGCGATTGTAGCAAGAATAGTAACAACAAGCAGACCGCACCAAAACCCAATCTTAACAATGTCTTTAGTCATTTTCACATCCCCATGTTTACGAATAGTATGCTTCTTGGTTTTCTTGCCAGTTTGGATTAGAGAAGCAACAACCTGAACCCAAACGGTGAGGGAATGGATACCCTAAGCACCTACACGTCTCCTGTCTGTATTTCTTTACTTGCCGCCAAACAGGTTGTTCACCATTACCGCATGCGTGACATTTAGGTAGCGCTCTCACGTATTCGGTAAGAGCTTTCCTAAAAGTCCGCCTAGCAGAACACTTTTTGCATCGAGCGTACGTGCTAGGCATTTTCGCTTAACCCTGAGCTTGCAGTTTGGTCTTAAGTTCATAGCCCAACAAGGGCCAGATCTTATTCACCGCATTAGCGCGAGCAACCTTGCGGCCAATCTCAGCATCAAAGTTCTCAGGGCTTGCACAAGCTGATTCGCCAGTTACCGTGAAGCCATTGCGCAGGATGAGGACGCAGAAGGTCAGCAGTTTGAGTGCCTCGCTGTCAGTCGGTTCGTCACGAGTGATGCGGCCATACTTCGCGCCGCCGTAAGCCGTGAAGTAGTGCTCACTGGCAATGTTCGCCTCGATGTCAGCCGGCGTGATGCGGGGCGCGGTCAAACCCTTAGCTTGGATTTCTTGTTCTATTGAATCAGTCATGATATTACTTCCCATAGACCTGAGTGAAGAGGCCATGGTTACCTTCGTGCGAAGGTGGAACAAATCCTACCGGCTTTACCAAGTCCGGCAAACCATAAGGATTCGCCCGACCAGGCTTGATGCCAACTTCCTTTTCCATGTTCTTGGCATGGACACGATACCACGAGAGATCGGTATCAACCTTATAGAGGTCCAGCGTACCGATAGCAAAGTAGATTAGATCGATCAGGGCATCAACGGCATCATCTGCGTTATCAGCGTCCTTGAGTTCCTGTAGTTCTTCTTGCAGACAGCCGATGCGGAACTGAAGGAAGTCCTTCAGGGTCTCGGGACTAAGCTTGTTGACTGCATCGTACACTTTGAATTTGGTATGCAGGTCAGTGATATCTGCTGGCAGTTGAGATTGGATGGTCATTTTAGGTTATCTCCTGTTAGGCGTGTTCGCCGGTTTCGATATAGCGTTGGACGATGTCAAAGTGTCGTTCATAGACGTGGAGAGAACCCACATTCCAATGGATGAGACCCTTTTCCAGTTCTGGGTAGATCATGTTGAGATCTTCGTGCAGTCGAGTCAGCACAGTGTCTTGCCAAGCAAAGTCGTTCTTATATCCAAAAATAGCGTCATTAGAACGCATGTTGACATAAGCATGGAGTCGGTTGTCTCGAATCATATATTGGACATTGTTGGTGCACATGAAATCCGACATACCGTCTTTGTTGTAGTCGTACTGCATAGATGGACGAGTGTAGATCATGATGGCTCGGCGAGTGTCAGGATCATTCGAGAGTTGCGCGAAGCAACTCTCGAATTGGTCATGGTTGTCTTTGCTGAAGACCGCCCAACCGTAGTTCGAATTGATTCGGCCGTCGGGAGTAGCAACATACTTCCAAATCGCAGGAACCGGAGCAGGGATGTCATTCACATTGAGCGACATCGAGTCGTACCATTCATGCTCTCGTTTGACATAATCTTCATTGACCTTGCCAAAAATCGTCTCTTGGTCTGCGACAAACGAAGCACCACAGAGTTCGAGACACTTGACACCGCTCTTGTCAGTCACAAATTGTTGATCACGGAGCATCTGAGCGAAGAGAATCCGAATTTCATCAACGCCAGTTTTCACAAAGTTCATAGTTAAGTTCCTTTCAAAGACTCAGCATATTCTTGTACAGCTTTTACCATAGCCTCAGAGTTACCATTAGCTACTTCATTGAGAACATTATAAAACAAATCATCCCTGTAAGAAGCTGAATTCGGAATTTCGATGATGAAAATCCCGCAACCTACAGTGTACCAATCAGTGAACCTACGGACTCTGACCGACTCCGGTTTGATATAGACCCACTCGTCAGGCGTCACATTCTTGTACAATCTAGAAACAAATTCAGCGGTCATACTGGAATCCAGCAGAAGGGCGTGCTTCACGATAGTTTTTTTATGGTTTTTGAGTCTATATCAAAAAACCATGTGCATCTACTTCACTCACAACAGGTATGTCTTTTAAAAGCTTTTCCCTTGCAATGTCATTTAAATTCTTTGCCATAATTTTTACTCGTAATTACGGATAACAAGTTCAGTGACTTTGCCACGACCATTAGCTTTACAGTTCACGACACGATTAGCCAAAACTTCATCAATATGGTAATCACTATAAAGTTCATAAATTAAAGGCGCTGATGAATTTGATAACATGAATTTTGCACCAATCCCATCAATGTAATCGCAAAACTCTTTTAACTTTAATTGCATACCACTATCAAATCCTTGGGCTGTATAGCTAGTAAAACCAGATGTTGCTGATATTGGAGCATAAGGTGGGTCAAGATACACGAATGAATTTGCATCAAGCATTGGGCGGATTAACTCAAAATCACCATTTAGGATTTCAACGCTCTGCAAGAAAGCAGAGCAGGCTCTAATGTTATCTGTGTCTACAATACATGGGTTTTCGTAGCGTCCAAATGGCACATTGTTTTGACCATTTGAATTAACACGGTAAAGGCCATTAAACCCTGTTTTATTAAGGTAAATAAATCGGCTTGCTTTGGTAACTGGAGTTCTGCGTGAATAACTAGGAGTTCTATCCATTTCTCGCATTTTATAGTAATAAGATTCAGTATTTCGGTGCTTACTGAGATTTTTTAGCAACTGTTCAGGTTGTTCTTTTACAACCTTATAAAGATTGGTAAGTTCAGGATTGTAGTCATTAATTACAATTCGCTGATACTTAGACTTATCCAACGACCACATCAAAGCCCCACCACCAATGAAAGGCTCAAAGTAGCTATTTGCATCATCAGGCATTCTTCTTTGTAATTCTGGCAACAATTGGCGCTTACCACCAACCCATTTAATAAAGGGCTTAGGACGTTTTTCTTTGAACTCTAAAATTTCTGATTTTACAATCAAATCGGGATTGTCTACAATTTTTTTTCTAGCTGAAATGATCATTTTTAAAATCCTACAAGCCTTAAATTAAAAGTAATTGTACATATCAAACAGTTGCTAATCAACACTAAAATGCGCTTACCCATTGTTTTCACTGCTCTAAAAGTAGAAATCGAATGAATATCCCCTCCATCGGTGGTGTGAAACATCATATGCGAGTTTCCATTCTTATAATGGAAATGATTTGCCCCTAAATTGACCGCGTCGCTTTTAACCTTTGCAGCAATATCATGCAAATCATTACCAAAATTTTCTTTGTCTGAATTAATCGGTTGCGGGGCTTCATTCAACCGTTCTTCTACAATTTGTCTAAAGCTTTTCAAATTAGAACTCCCGTTTTGTCAAATTAAGGACTAGTTTGTCTAGAGTTTCATTAAACCCTTCAGCTTCGGTAGACCAGTCAATCACAGAAACTTTGTTGTCAATTTGCTTCAACTTGTCTGCTGTTTCCAACCAACGTTCATATTCTTTGGCAACTTGTTCTACGTTATGAGCAAGTCCGAGACCGTCGTCTCTAGCAAAACTATTTTCTGGAGAATCGACAAAGATAAAAGTTTCAACATTAGGGGTAACCCTGTCTGCATAGAAATCAGACTCAACTTCTATGCATAGACTATAGTCGTGCAACGGTAATACCCAGTCAGGGTCAGTACCACGGTAAAGATAACCATAGACATATTCACCGATATGAGAACGATCGAGAACGATGTCAAACCCTTCATTCCAGAGTTTCTTGCATTCCAACAGCAACTGGTAATACCGCTTCTTGGACCATGCATCTTTGTCTTCGACTACCGAAGGAGGCGCATCACAGTGCATTACCACAATTTTGGTGGTTGCTAACTGCCTTAGATACTTCTTGATGAACGTGCCTTTGCCGCATCGATCCATACCTTCTACAATAAGGATTCGATTCTTACCTGCTTTTTTGAGTGCTCTTCTACTTTCACCGTACATGCTCATCTCCTCAAAGTACTTCAAACTGATCGATCCAGACATTCAGACCGGATTTGAATAGATTTTCTGCATTCTTGTCAAGTATATAGGTGACTGCCCAATCGTCTGTAGAACGTATCGAACGGCCAATACCCTGAATCACCTTCATCAACGTGATCATTCTATACACTTGCCCATAGTCTGCAGCAATTTTCTGCATTCTCGCGTCCCCGAGACTAGGGTATGGGGCCTTCACGATGATCTGGAATCTAGACAAGTCTCCAGGAAGGTCGATACCTTCGTAGATAGACGGAGAGATCAGAACTGTCGGGGTTTTGGAAGACTTGAACTTGGTAATGCACTCAGCGGCCTTTGCGCCCTTACCATGGGCGATCACATTGACGCCTGAAATCTTCTTGAGTCTGTATGCAATAGAATCCGTCACATAGAAGGACGGAGTGAGGATGATTCCACTCTCGCGGGTTTCCTTTGCATGCTGTGTGACAATCTCCACAATTGAATCCAGCATGTTGGACACGACATCCGGGTCTTTCATGCCTTGGTAGTTCAGCGTCTGGGTCTGGTAGAAGACCACAGTTTTGTTTTCCTTCGGAAATGCAGAAGGAGCTTTGACAAAATCTGTTTCGGCTTCGTCAAGGTCCAGCGTCTGAACCATGAACTCCTTGGAGATTGTGGCTGACATGAACAGGTTCTTTGGGCCAAGGATGACTTTAGACATTTTGCCGACGAAAATCGGTTTGATGTGGCATTCCAAAGTCTCCTCGTTGAACTCGAAGGAATGGTCAAACCCGTATTCCAAGAAGTCTCCAATTTTACAACCAAAATTGAAGTACTTCTTTGCCATCTTGGCCAGTCTGTCGTATTGAGTCAGGTCTTGCTCTTTTTCAGCCTTCTTGGCAAACAGAGAAGAGATGTCCTTATAGACGCCCAGCAAATGAGTCACGAATGAAGTGTAGTTAGATTCATTGAGTCTTTTGAGTTGCAGACCATTCTTGAGCTTGACCAGCATTTCAATAGAAGCCTGAGCTTCGATACCAAAGTATGATTTGACTTCTTCGATGGTCTTCGTAAGGCGTTCTTCAGAGACATAGATTTCCGAGTGAGAACAAAACACGTCATTGAGCGTGTGAGCTTCGTCGAAAATCGTAAGGCACCGATCTTGGAGATGCCGAGACCAAAGTTTAGAGACCAAGTAGTACGAGTAGTTTGTGATCAGGTTTTCCGTGCGATTGATCTGGCGCTTTGCTATAGCGTATTCACACTGGCCACAGACATTAGACTTTACCGCGTCGGAAACCTGCTTGACTACACACGATTCGGCGTTTGCGTCTTTGTTCTGAGTAAACTTCCTGAGCGCGTCGCATGGATAGTTTGAAGCACCTTTGATCTGGAAGAACTTGTGGTCCCCGTAAGAGTCAAAGGTTCTTGAGTATTGCTGGACAAGCGCATTGTTGTTCATTAGAATGAACGATGCTAGTTGCTCGTCTTCAATTTCAGAAATGCAACAAGCGACTACAGCACCGATAATAGACTTACCAGTGCCTGTGTCTGCAGAGAGGATCACGTTCTTAGAACCTTTGGTGTAGAAAGATTCCAAGATGTTGATGACCAAATCTTCTTGCCCAGGATAGGGAGTGAGTCTCAGGTTTTTGAATGTCTTTGAAACAAGAGGGCCGAATCCCTCTAGTGGTCGATTACTCATACTATCGCGGTCTCAATTAGGTGTTATAGCGTTCTATCACTATTATCACATCTTCAGGGATTTCTGTTATTCTATCATGTTTTATGTCTTCTAGAAACTTAAGGATGCATTCTATCGCATCATGATGCCTAAGATCTATTTCTATGATAGTGGTGCCATAGTTTTTACACCAAGAAAATCCAGACTTAACGGTGATGGTCATAAGAAAACACCATATTGTGTTTATCTGGCCCAAAGTGATCCATGACATTTATCACTGGATATGACAATTTGGTTCGTGCACCTTTTAGTCTGTCTCTAAGATATGATTTCAACTTGTCGAAATTTGGTCTTCGACTTAAGTATTTCAGATTTGCCATCAGTGTTGTACAGTTTTCCGTGTCTTCTTTTACTATGATGACTAATTTGTTTTTGAGTTCTACTGTAATATAGTCCATGAAACACCTCAAATCAATGAGTCTAGAGCCGACTGGACACCCCAATCGAAACGACGATAGGATTCAGGGCTCAAGTGAACTGAACCACCGAACTCCATCTTGTCCTTAGCGAACACTTCACCATCCATACTATACCAATTCTCTGGCACAGTGACCACATTTTTGAATCTTTTCTTCAGCCCTTCGATCCAGTAGAGTGTCAATTCGAGACGTTGTTCTCTCGATCCAAAGAACGGGTCTCCCTTGTAGAATCCAGTCTTCGGGATTCGGCGACCCTCATATTCCACAGGAACCGGACCGCACACCTCGAATTCTAGGTGAGAGTTCTTCTTGGTCAATTCAAGAAGGTCATCAAGCATCTTGTCAATCGAAGCCTTTGGATCAGACTGGCGACAGATGTGGTGTCTGATATCGATTGAGCCGAAGCACACGGTAATCACCCGGATATCACTATGAAGAGAATCAATAGATTCCTGAAGGTAGTTGTTCTTCAGTGCACCGAAAAGAGTCTGGCCATTCTTGCGAAGACCAGTAGAGTTCTTGTCAGTGAAAGCAGCGGTGTGACTATCACCGATACAGACCTTGCGGTATCCTGGAAGATCGCAATTCCGAATTGTCTTTGCGGTTTCTAGGATGAGGCCAAACTTGTTGATATCGTTCTCTGTGATAATAGCCGAAGTAGAAGTTGCTCCGAGGCGGCCTCTCAGCATCGAGGCGTAGTCAGGCATGTCAATATCGCATGAAAACAACCTGGATTGCGGATTCCAATGCTCAACAAACGAAATCACTGATTGGGCCACGTCATCATTGAGACCTCCAAACAGGTTCAGCCCTCCGCCAAAGTTGACACCGTGTTCAAAGAAGTAGACACACGGCTCATTTGTGGGAACTTCTCCTTTATGGGCAACAGACCCTCTAGCGGTTTCTGCCCAATGAACAGCCCACCCGCGTACGTGTGAGTTTGCCTTCCTTGGCGGGTTCGACAACGGGTTCCCAATCACAATCTTCATCTTCATGCTATCACCTCAAAAGAGTTCGTCTAACGGAGATTTTACAACATTCTTCAAAGAGTCTGGTTCGTTTCTGGCTACTTGTCTCTTTGCTGCAAGATGAGGATTCTTGACAAGGTGCCGATAAACTCCGAACTGGCAACACGAAACTTCGGTTCCATAGACTTTCATTGTGTTCTGGTCTTCTGCAAATACCTTGCTTCCAGCCACATCGAAGTTATGGAAGAACTCATGGAAAACAAGATTGCCAAAGAAGTCATCTTGATTCTCTCTCAACCATACTACCATATCCCCGTATGGGCGCTTGCCTTGCCATGTCGGAAACAGAAAGTCTAGAGTATCCTTTGCACCAGGTCCAGGAACGCAAAATGCTTCATCGTGTTGATATGGGAGTCTAGGGTTTACTGAGTTGGATGTAGCGCAATGGTAGCCGTAGTACTCACCAATCCCGGGTTGAGATCTCAGAATGTGGTACATTTTCTGGAGACTAGTTGCGTCATTCAAGATTCTATCCATGAATCCACTGGATACCCATGAGGCTATCCATTCAATAATGTCAGCATTGGAGGCAAGTCTGTTTGGGTCGTCATATTTTTGTCTGCAATAGTTCCGTGCCGCAGTTTGGATTGACGTATGAAGTTCAGTCGTACCATAGAACTTCTTCTTTTGTTTTTTCGCTGTTTCAATCTGGACACGAATAGTTTCCATGTAGGTTTTGTCGCCTGAAGCGATCCGATCAAAGTCGACGTGGGCTTTCTTAGGGTCATCAATCCCTGTTACTGTCGAATGAATCCCACGAGCTCCATAGAAATGAGAGATCGTCGTGTTTCCAATCTTATTAGATTCAGACAAGTCTGGGCAGGACACAATATTCTCGATGATGTAACGCATCCGGTCGTCTGCAGTGATTAGTGGAGAAAAGTATTCAACACTCTCACCGAGAGCAGGACAGTTTTCAGGTTGCACATACTCATCTCTCAAGCCATACTGGTACTCAGTTCGTTCGAGTACCTTGGTGAGGAAGAAGTTGAACTCGTCTAGATTAGTGCGATTCAGGTTTTTCGCAAACTGTGTTGCCAAACTGGTCATGCCTTACATTCTCCTTGTCGGTTAGGTTGTGCACAACGTGGACAATATTGACTGCGTGATGAAGGTGTTTAAGAATCTGTTGAATTTGGATCTCATCATCTTCGAAGTGAGTCACAATTTCAACACCATCCACCCAAAGCATGTTAATGATTTTGGCCTTATGAATACCCGAGGATTCACGAGTCTTTTCATCAAACTGCAGTGGGTTGAAGAAGACACAATTGAAGATTCCACGAGAATGCAGAAACGCATAGGTCTCTTTTGCTTCTTGGAAAGAACGACCAGTGATTATGACATCATTAGGACCAGGATGCAGTCCAACACTAATAACCCCATCAAGATCGAAACTGTTGATTTTGAGTCTATTCATGATTTCTCTCTTAAAGAAAAGAGGGAGCAATTCCCTCTATTCTATTTTGGTCTATTGAGTTAGTTATTCGTAGTCCGTCTTGCCAGCTTGGAACGTGTATGGCAGGTCCTTGGCAACCGGCTTGTTTTCAGCAAGTTGGGGACGAGTCATGTTGGTCAGTTCACGTCGAGCAAGAGCATCACATTCGAACTTGGCATCTTCGGTCTTCATCTGGCAAGGAGGAGTCTTGTTAATCCAGGCAGAAGGGCCACGGAGGTAGCCAACAATGCCGAGTTCACGAGCAACCTTGCAAAAACGAATGGCCGAGACGATCACACCACCAGAGTTCGGGGAATCCTGAACCGAGAGGCGAGCGGTGAATTCGTAGCGAGCACCAGCAAAACCATAGGCAACCATATCGATGTTGCAGACCTTGTTGTCCGAACCGATGTAAACTCCACCTGGTTTCTGTTGAACAGTGAGCGAAGGACCAGCAAACAGACTCATACCAGCATAAGGCACGTCTCGCACTATGTTCTGCGATTTTAAAACATTTTCCTTGCTCGCGTGTTTACTTTTTAACCTATCTTTAGAATTCATGTTTAAAAAGTCACAGTTTGCCGTGCGCCCAGTGCGGATGTGCTCTTGACCTTGGGTAGAACCGCAAGCCATGTTCAACTGGATGTGTTGAGTCACGAGAAGACCAGAATCTAGCATTGCACCTTGAAGAACTTCCGAAAGACGACTTGCACCCCAAGCAGAACGCATGTCCGAACCAATGAAAGTCAGACCGGCATCGATAAAGGCTTGTTCTACCTTCATGGTCTTTTCTGTATCGATGAGGCACGGAATAGCATTGATGAAGTTTACTCGAGCAGCCAATGCGACCTGGACCCAATATTCAGTAGCTTCTTCTGAACCAACAGGCAAATAGTTAACCAACATGTCGACTTTAAGATACTTCAACAGTTCAACTGTGCACTCAAAGGTTTCAGCAGGGATTGCTCCAATGCGGAAAGAAACATCTTCTGGAAAATCGAGCATATGAGGAGCTACACCGTCCAAAAGAGGAGCAGAATAAACCATGGCACCTTTTTCAATAACAGTATCAGAGATTTCTGCAACATGGTCCATAGAGCAATTAGGCTTGGCTCGCAGGGCTTCCTTGAGGGGTTTATTCACCTTACGGATATCGACATCGAAACCGCAGACGAACTCGATATCATGGACAGTGTAGCCACCGATATCAGGGTACATGAGACCGATGGTATCTTGAGGATTCTCGCCGTAGTACTGGATGCCTTCAACCAGAGACTTTGCACAAGAACCGACACCAATGATGCCAACACGGATTTTCTTAGACATACTATTTCTCCTAAGTTATGTCAGTTGTTTCCTGGTTTTGAAATCGAGACCAGACCCGGGATTCTTGGCTCTTGACAAGATCAAGAGAGTAGCCGGATTGCAATAGCAACTCGATAGAACTAGTTAGTAAACTAGTCTGGGACCTATTTTATACTGCCTTGTGGCCTTGTAAACGACTTGCAGGAAACTTGTGAGAGGCGATATGAGTAAAGAATGCGGGTCCCCTACGCGGGTACGCGTTCATGCCAGCTCACGAGTAGAAAAGATAAAGTTCTTTAAGGAATCCTTAAGGAATCTATAAGCACCTAAAGGATTCCTTAGGGATTCCTTAGGGATTCCTTAGGGATTCCTTAAGGATCTTCTAGATTCTATTATAACATGAAGGCGCTCGCGCCTAAGGACTCTAGAGGAAATCTTCTAGTGCGCTTCCTGCTGTTTATTATTAAGAGGGGCAGAATAGTTAAAGAGTAAGAAAACTAGAATCTATAAGAGTCTAACCCTAAAGTACTCAAGTCCGCCTCCCACGGCATCTCTCGTGTTCCAGTATGGAACATTATATCACTCCGGTCGGATTTGTAAACTGTTCTGGTGAAAAAGATTTGTAACTGAACTGGAATAAATGACGGAACTGTTTACTAATTGTTGAGAGTTGTATTAAAATGGCATCCAAGATAGATCTACGCAAGGAATTTGAGATGAAAATCAATAATTTGTGCGCAAAGCACATGAACAAGTTTAACAAGTCTCAGACTCATGTGGATAAAAAGAAGCAGAGTAAAGACGGTTACTCGAAGCATAAGAAGGACTTTTCTCATGACTGATTTCAAGATTCTCACCGATGTTGAACATGCTCTCAAACGTCCAGGGGTTATGATCGGTTCCATTACTTCAGAAGAACAATGGGCAATCTATGGGACCAAATGGCAAAAGAAAGAATTCGTTCCTGGTCTGATCAAGATCATTTCCGAGATCATCGACAACGCGGTCGACGAGGGTATTCGTACCAAGTTCAAGCATGGCAACAAGATCGAGATCTCTATCACTGAAGCTGGTATTGATGGATGGGAAGTAAAGGTAGAAGATAACGGTCGAGGCATCCCATCTGTTCAGCATGACGGAATCTATCAAGCTGAACTTTGCTGGACTAGGGCAAAAGCTGGTACGAATTTCTCTGACGACAATCGAATCACGACTGGTATGAATGGTGTTGGCTCTTTTCTATCTGCTGTCTACTCTACCCGGTTCACTGGTATCACTTCAGACGGTAAGAAAACAGTTAAGGTTGATTGTAACAACAACCTCAGTACAGTTAAAACCACGGCGAGCACTCGGTGTGATCGGATTGGCACTTCGGTGGTCTTTTATCCTGATCTGGCTCGGTTTGGTCTCGATACGATCAGTCAAGACCACCTGGATGTTATTGAAGACCGACTAGTCAATCTCACGATCTGCTATCCGCAACTTCAATTCGTGTTCAACTCCAAGAAGATCACCTGCCCATCTCGACTCGGTCTTGCTAAAATGTTCCACGAGGAAGCCATCTCTGTAGAATCTGGTTCTGCCGTATTTGTTGTTGGCCCTTCGGGAGAAGATCAAGAGTTCCGACATGTCTCCTACGTGAACGGCCTCAACATCAAGAATGGTGGAGCTCAAGTAGACTTCATCATGGACCAGATCGTTTCCGAACTTCAGCCTCTTATCAAGAAGAAGTGGAAGATTGATGTTCTGCCAGCCAACATCAAGCAACATCTCCTGCTGGGTTCTTGGATTCGGAGTTTCCCAAATCCTCGATTCGACTCTCAGACAAAGGAACGCCTGACCAATTCCAAAGCAGAGATCAAGGCGGTTCTGGATTTTGACTCTGTCAAAGTCGCCAAGGAAATCCTTAACCGTCCGGCCATCATTGATCCGATGGTGCAAGCGATTCTCTACAAGAAGGAACTCGCTGATCGTCTTGCTGCAGCTCGAGCTCTCAAGAGTGCTAAGAAGAAAAAGATCGCCAACCACATTCAAGCAAACCATCCTGATCCTGAACAACGGATGCTGCTGATTACTGAAGGTCTTTCTGCGTCAGGCATGATCATCGCAGTTCGAGACCCTCAGACTATCGGAGGCTATTCTCTGAAGGGCAAGATTCTCAACACTCGCGGCATGAAGGAAGTGGACATCCTCAAGAACAAGGAAATCTCTGAGTTGATGGCCATCATTGGTCTGGAATTTGGCAAGCCATTGCGCGATGTCACGGAACTCTACGAAGTAGAACTAGACGGTCAGAAATACATTATTGGTAAGGATGACATCATCGTGAAAGATGGTGTAGAATACCCATTCTCATATTTTACTAAGACCGACTAAGACGAAGACGGTTTTTGTTAAATACTCTTTCGGGAGAGTATTTAATGATCACTTATACATTCAATGGTATGGTTTTTACAGCGAGAACTGAAAAGGGCGCAAAAATACTAATAAGAAGGTTTGTCAATGAACATGGTTACAAACAGTTTTGTGGCGAAGAAGTAGGAAAGTGTTTTTATTGTGATAACGACACGAAAACCGAATTAGTGTTTGATAACAAAAACAAAAATGCATATGTTAGGCGTGTTTTGAAACATGGGTGCATGCTGACAGGTTGTAGAAGCAAAACACTTAATAGCGCGTCAAAAGAATTTCTGAAAAATTGCAAAGGTTATTCAGATGAAGAAGTTATTGCTTTTATGTCAGCAAAAGGTAAAAAAGGAATTCAAACTCAACTTTCATACCCACCAGAAAAGCAAAGCTCAATTGCTAAATGCGCCGCTGGAAATAATGTCATGAGCTACGAATATCTCATGAATACCGGCCTAACCCGCGAAGAGGCCGAAGCAATCATAAAGGAAAAGAACAACAAAGGACTTAAGACGAAAAGGGACAGTGGTTTTTTCGAGGACCCTGCCAATAATCCATATAGTAAGGCGTATTGGATTAAACGTGGTATGACACCCGAAGAAGCTCAGGCAAAAGTGAATTCTAGAAACTTATGGTGCAATTCGGATTTAGGTTATCATAATCCTGCTACTAAAGAATTTTGGTTTGAACGTGACGGTAATATAGATGGTTACATTAGGTTAAAAGAAAAGTCAAAATATAATGCGTCTTTGGAAGGTTACAAAGAAAAATATGGTGAAGAAGAAGGGACACGAAGATTCTTAGAAGTGAAATCTAAAAGGATTACACGCCTAACTAAACACTCTAAAGAGTCGAGCGTGATCTTTAAGAAACTTTACAAGGAACTACGAAAACTTGGTTACACTAGAGATCAACTGATTTTTGGGATAAATGATGGCGAACTTTTTCTAAAAGATCAAGAACGTTCTAGCATATACTATTTTGATTTTTGCGTAGGAAACGCAATTATAGAATATAATGGGTTTACGTGGCACCCTAGAAAGTCAATGATGACCAAAGATGCATATGCAAACTGGAAAAACCCTTTCCTCAAAGAAAGGAGTCCAACAGCAGAGCAGATGGAAGAAAAGGACGCCAGAAAAGTTTACATTGCCAACAAAATGGGTTATAGTGTACTGGAAATTTGGGACTTTGAGGTCAAAGAAAGCCTTGAAGCTACAATAAAACGGTGTTTGGAGTTTATTCATGAAAAAGCTTAATGTCACCAACGAAGTTCTGAGCAACTACGCAAGCCAGACTAATGTGATTCGCCGCACTGGCAACTCTCGTCTCAACTACGGTCGGATTGCTACTATGTCCGACCAGGACCCTGATTAGACGGGTCAGCCATCACTTGCCTTTTGATCAACTTCTTCTCCAACTGGCCCGAACTTTTTACTGATGGGCGCATTTACAAGTTGGACACTCCGTTATATATTGCACGGAAGGGAAAGCAGGTCAAGTATTTCTACACTGCCGAAGAATACACGGCGAGCGACCTCGACAAGTCATGGACTGTCGATTATTGCAAGGGTCTTGGATCGCTTGAAAAGGCCGATTATAAAGAAGCTATCAACAACCCGAAGCTTCGTTGCATCTCTCTTGCTGAGGCAGAAGATGCTGAAAAACTTGAAATGGCTTTCGGCGATGATGCCGATCGTCGCAAAACTTGGATGACCACATGACAACCAAACAAACAGTAAAGTCTCTCATTGATTCGGACTACATGTCGTATGCAATGTACGTCCTAGAGAACCGAGCCATCCCAAGTTGCATTGACGGATTCAAGCCCGTCAGTCGCAAGGTTCTTTTCTCGATGTTGGAAGATCATAAGGGCAAAAAGACCAAGGTGTCTGACCTTGGCGGTATCAGCAAGCACAACTACCACCATGGTGAAGGCTCTGCCATGGGTGCTGCAATTACCCTTGGCGCAGAATGGCAGAACAATGTTCCTGTCTTTACTCAATACGGCAACTTTGGCACTCGTTTGGTTCCCGAAGCTGCTGCACCTCGATATATTTTTGCCGGTCTGAACCCAGAGTTCAAAAAGTACTTCATGGATTTCGGAGTATGCGATGCCCATTCAGACAAGGACAACCCGGAGCCACAAACCTATTTGCCCATCATCCCATGGGTACTCGTTAATGGCATTGAAGGCATCGCTGTTGGTTTTGCTTGCAAGTATGCCCCTCACAACCCAAAGAATCTCGCCAAGGCCTGCATCGCATATCTGAGCAACAAGAAGATCGACAATAACTTGTTGGTTCCATCTTGGCCCGGCTTTAAGGGCCAGGTTGTACCGGATGAGTCTGGTGACACAAGTAAGACGAAGTTGATAGGAACTGTTGAGCGCGTCAAGCGTGGTACCTGGGTGATTTCCGAAGTTCCTTTCGGTGTCGATCGGGAGACCTACTACAACCATCTGGCAAAGATGGAAGAAGACAGCAAGATCGAAGACTTTGAAGATGCCTGTGACGACTCAGGCTTCAACTTCAAGGTCAAACTCAATGGCCAACAGGATGCTACTTGCCAAAAGGACCCGGTATCGTACTTCAAGTTGTCGAAGATCTATTCCGAAAACTACACCGCGCTAGACGAAAAGGGAAAACTGAAGCTCTTCAAGGATAAGTCGGAAATCGTCTCATACTTCTGCGACTATCGACTGAAGAAGACTGAAGACAAACTTGCCCGCGACATTGTGGTAGAGCAAACCAAGAATGAATGGCTTCGTGCAAAGAAGGATTTCATCTCTGTCTTCATGAAGAAGAATCTGACGTCAGTTTCTAAGGTTGACATGGAGTCTATTGCTCTTAAAATTACCCCAAAGGAAGACTGGGTATCCAAGTTGATTCGAATTCCTGCGTTTGAGTTCACCACCAACTCGGTAAACGAACTCGACGCTGAAATCAAGACTAGTGATGATGAACTCGTCCGCCTCAAGTCACTCGACGCACGAACAGTTTTCATTGAGCGCTTGAAGGTGATCGCAAAATGAATGAGAAGTGGGATCGTCGATTCATGGATGTGGCTCGCCTTACCGCGGGCTGGTCAAAAGACCCATCCACCAAATGTGGTTCCATAATCGTAGACCAAGATAGGCACATCATCTCTCACGGCTATAACGGACTTCCTAAGTGGATGCCAGACAATCCGGACGTTCTCAACAACCGTGAAGAAAAGTACAAGTACGTCATCCATGCAGAAAGGAATGCAATCGACAACTGTCCATCCAGCGTAGAAGGGTGTACGCTCTACGTGACTCATCCCTGCTGTGAAGTCTGCGCAGCATACGCAATCGAGAAAGGGATAGTTCGAGTAGTCATGGATGAAGGTGCTAAGGATTTCATCGAAAGATGGAATTGCAAAGATGCGATGGATTTGTTTAAAGCATCTAAAGTCTATGTTACAATGATCACATCACAACCATAGGAAACCTAAAAATGAGTAACCAAACCATCGTCCCAACCAGTCCAGCCGACCTGATCAAACTCAAGAACATGGTCGTTGAAGCAAGCAATTGCAAGATTCGCATTGAAGCCGAGAAAGATGCGATGAAGGACATTAAGGAACGAGCAAAGGATGAACTCGGTGTTTCGAGCTCTGACTTCAATGCTCTCGTAGAAGTCTATCACAAGCAGAATCTGGTCGAGAAGGTCGAAAAGGCTCGCATCGTAGAAGATCTTTATGAAGCAGTCTTTGGCACCGAGGAAGAATAAGATGCCTATCCTTGTTGACTACTCCCAAGTTTCTATGGCTTGTGTGTTTGCCGCTCAAAAACACTTCGGCGAAAGTCATATCACTGACAACATGCTTCGCCACATGATTCTTCAGTCGCTCATCGGGCTCAAGAAGAAGTTCAGCCAGGAATACGGTGACTTGATCATTTGCTGCGATGGGAAGCAATCCTGGCGAAAGGAAATCTTCCCGTATTACAAGGCTTCTCGTTCAGAGTCTAGAGCCGATTCGGCATTTGATTGGGATGCTCTTTACGAATGGATTGGCATGGTTCGAGAAGAATTGAAGAATGAACTGCCATATAAGGTTCTTCATATCGACCATTGTGAAGGCGATGATGTGATCGCAGTCCTGGCCAGGTATTTCAAGGACAATGAGTTGACTCAGCAAGGGCTTGATGAAATTCCACAGCGAGTTCTGATTGCTTCATCAGACAAGGATTTTCGTCAACTTCAGGTATGGCCTCATGTTCGTCAGTATTCACCTATTATGGGCGTCTATGTAGACGAACCAAACCCGAAGGAACAACTTCTTGAACTAATCATCAAAGGCGATAGTGGCGACGGCGTTCCTAACATGTTGTCCCAAGAAGATTGCTTTGTCATGAAGATTAGGCAAACAGTTATGTCCGCAAAACGACTTGCTCATCTAAAAGAATCTATCGAGAATGATACTCTAGATGAACAGTGTGCTCGCCGCTACACGCTAAACAAGACTATGGTTGATCTTATTGATGGGATTCCAGATCACATCCGAGAAAAGATACTTTATACCTATGAGACAGTTGAAGCAAAACCGAGAAGTGGCGTGCTATCCTATTTGATGAAGCATCAACTGAACAATCTCGCCAAGAATCTCCAGGACTTTTAACAGAGGACCATAGAATGGCTGAACTCACCAAAGAAACACTAGAGTCCCGACTCAAGAATCCCCGCTCTCGCGTCTACCTTCCCGAGATGCTCAAACATGTGTCCAAGCTCAAGAGTGAAGATGAAAAAGTCCAAGCTCTTCGCTCTTATGCAAACAAGGACGCTGAGCATATGACTGGCATGAAGGACTTGATGCAGTGTCTTTTCCATCCTGCAGTTGTCTATGATCTGCCAGAAGGAGATCCCCCCTTCAAGGTTGACTATATCGACTACGACATGGCCCCTCTGACTCTAGCCAAGGCACTCAAGAAGTCCAAGTACTTTGTCAAAGGCACCGAGTCCTTTGTTCAGAATCCTGTGAAGCGTGAACAGATCTTCATGCAAACACTGGAATCGCTTTTCATCGAGGACGCGAAACTGTTTCTTATGGTCAAGGACAAGAAGATCGACCAACGAGTCTATAAGGGCGTAACAGAAGATCTTTTCCGTGCTGCATTTGCTGGTTGGTTGCCGCCTAAGGAAAACCCTACAAAAGAGTCATGATGAAAATCATGGCACTTTTCGATGTACAAAAGAAGAGAAAATGGCTATAATGTATAGCCATTTCTTTTATGTGGAGTCGTTATGAGCCTAAAAAGACCAATAGAGTTAGCAGAATATGACTATTGCAGGATATGCAATGACCCTACTCAAGTTAAAACGAGAAAGGGGTTGATTACGCATTTAACCAAACATCACAAACTCAAAATGGGAGACTATGTGAGGCAATTCTTCCCTCATATTGATGACTTTTGTTTGAATTGTAACTCCAAGACAACGTTCAGAGATTATAGATTCCAAGCATTTTGTTCTGCGAAGTGTGCCAGCAATTTTATGCCTGGGTATAGAAAAGCAAATGGCATACCAAACCCGGGCATTGGCATGAAACAATCACCTGAGACTATAGCAAAACGTATCGCTAACACTGACCAGAAAAAGAAAGAAGAGGCCAGAAGAAATACTTGCAATGAACGATATGGTGTTGACAACCCTGTTCATATTACAGGGGTCATTGAAACAATAGCCAGTAAGGGTAAAGGGCGTAAAAATCCAAGAGATGCTAAATGGCAATCTCTTATCGTTGAGTCTAAACGTAAAAATGGAACAGGCACACATTCCGTAGAAACTAGAAAGAAGATTTCAGCTAAAGTTCTAGAATCTTACGAACGCATGGGTCCAAGACCTTTGGCGCGAGCAACAATCAAAGGTAAAAGTGGGTATGTTCATGGGATCTTTTATAGGTCTTCCTACGAGAAAAGATTCATTGAACTATGTTTTGACCACAAAATTGTGATATAATCTGCAGAGTCGTTAGAATTTGCAGTGCGTTATGTTGATGACGCGGGCAAAGAACGAACTTATTACCCGGACTTTTATCTACCTGAGTTTGAGTTGATTGTGGAAATTAAACCTAGCTCGATGCTATACTATGGCACTAATCCGTTAAAACTTAATGCTGCTAGTCTACGTTGCGCGGCTAGTAACTTTGCCGTTGTAACAGAAGAAGACTTGTTTTTATTACACGAACATTGGATAGCCGATCTTGAATATCTTCGCGCTTGACAAAGACCCGTTTATCGCAGCTTCTATGCACTGTGACAAACACTTTTCTAAGCTAATAGTCGAGGGAGCCCAATTGCTCTCCACGGCTTATCGGGTGGATCGTGGAGTTCTAACCGATGCTTTATCCAAATCCGGGCGCAAAGTAAAGCGGTGGGTTTTGCCTGACCCAGTAGAAGATGCTCTTGTCTATATTGCAACTCATATCAACCATCCATCTGCTGTATGGGTCCGACAGAGCGGCAGCAACTACAAGTGGACATTCGATTTGACTAACGAACTAGCCCGAATGTATGCCCTAGCCAAGGGTAAACCTCATGGGTGCCAGCCAGTTCTAGATTTCCTGAACCCGGGTGACGTGTGTTATCCCGATCTTCCCCCTCCTATGGCTATGGATGACGTCTACAAAGTAGCAGGTGACCCTAATTCTTGGGACACTGTGGTAGCTTCCTATCGCAACTATTACAACAAGTCTAAATCTAGATTTGCTACTTTTGGCAAATACGGCAACGAAACACCTTATTGGTATAGGAACGAATATGTCACAATACAAACACTATGAGTTCAAATGCACTGACTGCGAAAAGGAATTCAAAGCAGGCATGTGGGTCAACCGAGACGGAGAACCAGAAGGCACCAAGTGCGAATGCGGTTCTCTCCAATACCCGATAGTGAAGGATGAAACCGGTTCTCGAATCATGATTGGCACAGGCGGTGGTGCCAATGGTCATGACTGGCAGAAAAAGATTCCTTCTGGATTCAAGGACTTCATGCAAGAATTCAAGAAACGTCATGGCCGAGAAAACACGATCGAGTCCTACAAGAACGGCGTCTCGGAATACTGATGCTGCCTAGAGTAAAAGAACCAAAGGTCTTCAAGCAAATCCCATTCAAAGGCCCTGAATTGGTTCGTGAAGACCTTCCTCACGGTCGTTTCTACTACGAACCAAGCAAGGGGATTCGATGCCCTTCTGCGACTACCGTGTTGAGTCATCTCGATGATTCTAACTGGTACGAAGAATGGAGAGCGGCCGTGGGGGACGAGTTCGCAGACAAGGTGTCTCGCGAAGCCACAACCAAAGGCACCGGTTTACACTGGTTGTGCGAAACCTATGTGACCAATAATGACATAAACGCTGAACTTAAGAAATCACTCTCGGTGTTAACGGGAAGGTTCTTGAACCTTGTACCAACCCTGAACAGAATAGACAATGTCATCGGTTCAGAGTTGCAAATGATTTCCTATGAATGGAACATGGCAGGGACTACAGACTTGATTGCAACCTTCGATGGACGGCTCGAGGTGATCGACTACAAGACATCAAAGCGAATCAAGTCTAAAGAAGACATTCACTCTTACTTTGTACAGTTGTGCGCTTATGGGAGAATGTTCAAGGAACTCTCTGGTTATGATATAAAATATGGACGTATCATCATGTCGGTCGAAGGCCAGAAAGAGCCTTTGATGTTTGTGGAAAGACTAGCTGATTGGGAATCGAAAGTATTAGAGGCGAAGCAAAAGTATGAGAAAGCAACTCAAGGACGCTAAGGAGCGTCGATCAGAAGAAGCTCTAGCAAAGTTCCATAGAACCATCTGTGAAATCCGTAGGAACACTGACACCTTCACCGAAGCTATTGTGGAGTATTGTGATCACCATCAGATCGACGTTGAAGATATCGTGTCGTTGGTCGGTCCGGCTCTGAAGGCAGAAATTGAACGTGAAGCGGTTGAATCTGGATTGGTCAAGAAGACCGAACAGAATTTTGATCTTGACTCTTTAGAGATGATTTGACATGACAGTGCCATGTTTTGAGATCTACACGACCTATTCGGCTTTGAGTCTTCATTTCAAGGGCGGATACGACGCCGCTAAGTATCGATTCAAATCTAAGGCTTTCACTATGGCCAATTTCGACAAATGGAAGGGCAGAGCCGCAGCAAGGAATCTCCAAGGTTCCTTCAAGACTTCGTCAGAGTGCATTATCTTCTTTGCTTCCAACTTAGTGAGAAATCCAAAGTTCTGGATTTCTGATTCATTCAAGGCTAATGCTCGGGAACAATTCATTACAGCAAACGCGTGGAATGATCACTACTATTTTAAGAAGTTTGCAAATACATCATGTGTGGCTGTTATCGAAAATGATCTTGAAGACCTGTTTGACGACCTTTATGAAGGCAAAGAGAACTTTCTAGATCTAGAGTTTGCCGGATATGCTAAACTATACGGCCATCCTGTTTATAATAGACTCATCCAATCGGCGAGTCTGAGATACCAAGCCGAAGAGTTTGATGAGCAGATTGGAAGATACGCCTCGATTCTAGGCTATCTAAATAGTTCTGAGGTTAATCAAGCGCGATCAGAATTCCTGAAGACGCTTGCGTTTCCCTCCTAACAGCAGAAAACCGACACAACCTAGGAGAACCTATCATGTCGCTAGCCCACCTTAAGAAGAATTCCTCCGCTGCCCTCGACAAACTCAAGGACGCAGCAAAGCAAACATCTGCAAAGCCAAAAGAAACTGACCTGTGGCGCCCTACTTTCGATGCTGACAAGGGTGCAGGTTCTTCTGTCATTCGATTCATGCCTGCCCTGGAAGGCGAAGATCTGCCTTGGGTCAAGCTCATTCGCCATGCCTTCAAGGGCAAGAACGGCCGTTGGTATATTGAAAACTCACTTCGCACCATTGGTCAAGATGATCCCGTCGGTAACCTGAATAATCGACTTTGGAATTCTGGCGTTGAAAGTGACAAGCTTGTCGCCAAGGTCCAAAAGCAAAAGATCGAGTACACGACCAACGTCTACATTATTCGCGATCCTGCCAATCCTGAAAATGAAGGCAAGGTGATGAAGTATCGTTTCGGCCCGATGATCTTCGAAATGATTCAGAACGCCATGTTCCCAAAGTTCGAAGGTGATCAGCCTCTGGACCCGTTCAACCCCTACCATGGTGCTAATTTCAACATTCGCATCGTTGGCAAGAAGGTTGGTCAAGACACAGTCCCGAACTACGAAAAGAGCTCATTCTCTACTCCTTCGGCTCTGTTCGATGGCGATGATGACAAGATCGAAGCTGCCTATGCCAAGTGCCACCCTCTGAAGCAAATCATTGCCCCTGAGAACTTCAAGACTCCTGAAGAACTGAAGAAGAAGCTTCTGGACGTCCTGGGTCCTGTGGTAGGTTCTGGCGTTCCGGTGGTAGAAGGTTATGCTGCCCCTGCTGGTTCGGCTCCTGCTCCGACTAGCAACGAGTTCTTCGATGCCGAACCGGCCGGTTCTAATCCTGCTCCTGCTCAGCAAGAAGCGTCGAGTGTATCGGTTGCAGGTGACGATGATGAAGATGCAGCATTCCTGCGTAGCCTGATGGAAAGCTAATTTGGATTGCCCTTCGAGGCTTGCAAGAGGGAATCTCTTTTTAGAGATTCCCTCTTTGCTTTTCCGGATCACTACAATGGGACTAAATAGTTTCTATGGCATATCAAGGCATCTTTCAACCGGCTAATCCGGGCAAATACGAAGGTAACAGCCAGAACATCGTGTTCAGGTCCTCATGGGAACTGTCTGTGTTCAAGTGGCTGGATGAGAATCCTGATGTGGTAAAATGGTCTTCGGAAGAGATTGTGATTCCGTACATTCTACCAGAAGATCAACGCCCACATAGGTATTATCCAGACTTGAAGATTACCTGGAAATCTGGAAAGACTTTTGTAGTTGAGATAAAACCCGCCAAGGAAGTAGTAGCACCAAAGCCGCGCAAAGGCAAGAACCAAATGCGGCTTATGGAAGAGATTGCTACGTTCTCTAAGAATGGAGCAAAATGGGATGCTGCGGCTAGATGGTGCAATGATCGTGGGTATTCGTTCTATGTCTGGACCGAGTATAGCCTTGAACAACTTGGAATTAAGACTGGCGTGATAGGTCGTAGGAAGAGAAAATGAGTAGAATACAGAAAAGAGCTACTACCAGCAAACTCAACATTATTGACCAAGTCGCTAAAGAGGCACAGAAGCGCGGAGTTGTTGACATCAAGACTAAAGAATCAATCACCTGGTACCGGAATTTCATTGCCAAGAACGTATATGGTGTTAGAGTGTTTGAACACCTAGAACAGAAAAGAATCAAGTCTAAACCTACAATCGGCAAAATGTATATCTACGGTTACAATGCTAAACTAAAGGAAGACTTGACGTACTGGGACGCTATGCCAGTCACGATCTTCTTTTCAGAAACAGACACGCTTATCACTGGATTCAACTTACACTACGCTCCAATTGAGATGAGGGTTGCTATTCTTTCTAAGTTATATTCAATCATGATCGATGAAACTATCACAGAAAAAAGTAAACTAACTCAGTCTTATACGTTTCTTAAAGGGCTTGCCACGTTTGATTTGATGAAACCCTTGATCCACTCGTATCTGAAGACTAATTTCACTACACATTTGATCGAAGTACCGGCTACACAGTGGCCTATTGCGGTTTTCTTACCGTTGGCTAAGTGGCAAAAAGCGCATTTCAATACGGTCTATGCAGACTACCGAAAGAAGATTAAAAGGGCAAATAAGCATGGGATTCAACGCATCAGAATTCAGAAGTCGGTTCACTAAGTGGTCAAGACCTGCTGCTGCCAACAAATTCGAAGTTATTTTGGAACGGATTCCGGATGTTCTAGAGGGAAAACTGACGCCTAAAGAGATTGAGACTTTCAATAATCTCCGCTACAGGATTCAGACTGCGGATATTCCCGCTCGAAGTTTTGAAACTCAGGAGCGTCGTCACAACGGCCCTCAGAGGATCATGCCATTCGGCCTGATCTACACCACACAACAGATCGAAATCATCGAAGACGAAGATGGTACCATCAAAAAGATTTTCGATAAATGGCATTCAGCAGTGTTTAATCAAGAGACTAGTTACAAAGTCGCTTATTATGACGACGTGGTCTCTGACATGTTCCTGAGAATCTTTAATTCTAAGGGCGAAGTTACAAGTGAAATCAAATTCCTAGAGGCCTATCCTGTTAGTGTTGCACCTGCTCAACTAGCATGGAATAATAATGATAGTGTGCTAGTTATCCCTGTGGAATTCGTGTATAGAGAATGGAGAGTGGTGAAATGAAGTTACCAAAGATTGATTACCCTAAGATGACAACAGAACTCCCTTGGTCTAAGAAGACGATTACTTACCGTCCTTATTCTACCAAGGAAGAAAAACTGCTAATGATGGCGGCTGCTGTAGATGAATTGAATGATGAAGAAGTCACTAAGACTGTAATTCAGATCATAGAGAATTGCTGCTCTGTAGACGTGACTACACTGCATCCTATAGATGTTGAATGGTTGTTCATTAAACTCAAGGCTGCTTCTGATACTCCTATTCTTGAAGTCATGTTCTATCCACCTACATGTACGACTGAAGACTGTCCAGATGAAATTCAAGCCTTTATGAATCTCGATGAGATTAGAGTTGAGAACCTTGACAAGCTCCAGGAGACAGGATTCGTTCGTAAGGGCGAGCACTGGTTGATGGAACTAGCAAACGGCGTCGGCATCCAATTCAAGGATCTCAAGGAATCTCGAGAAGACCGTACCCTGGACGAGATCGTGATTGATTCTATCGAGTCCATCTATGACGAAGAAACTGTCTATCCTGCTTCTGAGGTTGGCAGAGAAGAACTGATAGCCTATATTGAAGACCTAATTCCTGCCCATTCAGACAAGATTAAGTCGTTCTTTGAATTACAACCTAAACTAGTTTGCCCTATTGCTGCGATCTGCCCTAAGTGCAAGAAGATCCATGAAAGCAAGATTGAGGGCCTTACAAGTTTTTTCGAGTAAGCTACGGTGTCCAGGATATGGCGTTGCATCTGAGACTCTGTGCAACGCTACGCTATAGAGGCGTTCTTCATGTCGGTGAGATTGAAGAAATGATGCCGTGGGAATTTAGATCTTATGTGGATGTGATGCATGAGCTCAAAACAGAAGACGATAAAGCCAAAGAGAAATAAGCATGGCCGTTCAAGCAAAACTGAGTCTAGATAAAGTACGTGCCCAACTGGGCATGGTAAACTCCGTACGTGACCCAATTCTCAGGGGTCAAAAACTGGCTCAGATTTCTGCAGAGATTACCGCTGCGGCTATGGGCATCAAGGCTCCACCATTCAGAAAAGCTAGATTGGCCGATGCAATTGTCAAAGCTAATCCGGACCTGAAAAGAGGTGTTGCTACTCCGAAAGAAATCCCATATCTAAAAGATCGCAAGTCACCAGCTCCTAGAAAACTGAAAGGCCTGAGCCGGTTTGGTGCTGGTCTTCAGAAGGGAACCGAATCTTTCGCTGAATGGTTGACTCCTGGCCAAGGCGAAGAGAACATCCAGAACAACATCATTCTCAGCAGTGCAAGAGGTATTGGCCGTTTTGCTCGAAAAGCCGCGCTGATGGCCAATCCGGGCAGTCGAACTCGATCCATTGCACTTCGTAAAGCGGCAGACGATAAGCTCAAGGAAGTCGAAAAAGCCCGTGAGCTTGCAATGAAAGTTCCTAGTTCAGATACTGGCGATCTAGTTGCTGCCCTTAATAAAGCAGAAGTTCCTCAGAAACTGGATGAGATTATTAAGCTCTTGAATGACGCCAAAGATGCTCAATCAGGTTCTGGCATCAAAGACGCTATTTCAAATGCACTATCTGCGGTATTGGTTGCCAAAGTCGGTAAAGGTATTCCACTTCCAGGTAAATGGAAGGGCGCAGTAAAAGGACTCGCTAGAGGTGCTACATTACGAGGTGCCGGCCGATTAGCTCTTGGAGCCTTAAGGATTGGTCGTATTCTGACTCCTACGGGTCTTGCTCTTACTGTTGGTTATTATGGTGCAAAGGCAGTCGCAAACGTGTTTAAGGATTCTAGAACTACCAGTTCTGGCGGCCGTAATGGGCCTTCGCGTGCTTCAACTGATAGTAAGACTGATAGTAAGACTGATAGTAAGACTGATAGTAAAAAAGTAGAGAACGTCTCTCCTGGGCAATTAGGTCTCGAAGACCCTATTGCCAAATTTGTTGCTAAGGGCGAGGGCGTTCGATTGAAAGCCTATTCAGACTCTGGCGGTTATCCTACCATCGGGGTTGGTCATCTAATGACCAAAGACGAAATCCGTAGAGGTTTCATCGATACTGGAACTAACGATCCTATTAAGATCGATAAGCAAAAGATCACAAACACGGTTGCTACTAAGGAGCAAGTCAAGTCTCTTTTCACTAATATCGACTTGCCAAAGCATGCTGCCGTCGCAAGGCGAGAATTAGGTGATGACGCTTGGGCAAAATTAGAAGTGCCTCAACAGGCTGCAGTAGTGTCTTACGCTTTCAATAGAGGCACACTAGGCGGTTTGATTAAGCGCGGACTAAAAGATGCTATCATGTCTGGCGATACACAGAAGGCAGCAGATATTATTGCCAACGGTGTTAGGACTTCTGGTGGTAAGTTTGTCCCAGGATTGGTGAATCGTAGAAATGATGAAGCTAGAGCATTCAAGAACGGTTTCGGTGAAAGCGAATCTTCTAGTGCGGTTGCATCTTCTCAACCAGTAGGAACTGGCACCGCACTTAAAAGTTCTGACGCGCCAAAACCTGTTACTGCAGCCCCTAACTCGGCAAGACAAGTTTCAACTGAAAAGGCAATGAAAGCTTT